CACCAGGGTGGTCACTCGCAAGAGGTTTGGCAACGGCACCAGGGAATTCATGGCCGCACAGAGCACCAGCACCGGGGAACTGTACAAGAACAGCCACGGACTGACCGCTCCATGGCACTCTATACCATTCACAGCCGTCCCAGACAGCAACCAAGACTAGTCAACGACTGGATGAACCCCATGGACATACCCGGGGAGCGATTCTTAAATACCATAAAGGAGCAATATGACAAGATCAAAAAAAGTTTCAGCACCTAGGGGCTTCCACTGGATGAAGAAAGGCTCATCATACAGCCTGATGAAAGGCACATACCGACCACACCGAGGTGCCGTCCGGAAAGCCACCTTCAAGACCACGAAAACACACCGAGGATACTAGTGCGTTGCGTCATAATTGGCAACGGACCCAGTCGCAAACTGCTACCACTGGACCAGATCGCGTACCCAACCTTTGGTTGTAACCAGATATACCACGACTTCCAGCCCGACTACCTGTTGGCACAGGATCGAGAAGTGCTACACCAGATGCGTGAGGACAGGATGACGGAGCCGGTCTGGGTCGCACAGGAGAGTTACAGACGTTATCACGAGGACACCTACACCAAGTGCCACGACATGCGGGAGATCAGATTCCCCTACTACAGGATGAACTCATGGTTCACGGGGGAGCAGGCCATCGTGTTGGCCGCACAGAAAGGATTCACGCACATGGATCTCATAGCGTTCGACGGTGGTCCGGTCAGCATGTATCGTGAGGAACGTGTGATCACGCACCCCACCGTGGACAGATACCTGGCCAACTTCAAAAAAATACTAGAATACTATCCCAAGATACGAATAAATATCAGCGTGGACAACCGCGAGGCCCACTGACATCAGATAATCTCTGGTTATTTGGTAGAGATATGATTCTACAAGCAAAGAACGTTCCTTGCTAGTACGGACAATCGCGAGACCCGGAACACAAAAACACAATTCGTAGCGTTGAACAAAAACAATAACAACTAACAGGAGAAAGCAAATGGCTTTATCAAACGCAGGAACATCAGTATCGAATTCATTCGTTACTATGTTTTCAGATGATGTAAAACAAGCATACCAACAATCATCATCTAACTTGGTTGGTGCCGTTAGGGTTGTGAGAAACGTTGTAGGTTCAACTTACAAGTTCCACAAACTATCTAAAGGTGGATCAATCAAAAACAAAAACAGATACGAAGATATCACAGCAATGTCTGATACTTCAAAATCTAACAGTGGAACATACGTGGGTGGAACAGCACAGAACTCAATCGTGACTACTACACTTAACAACTTCCACTCTGGTGAGTACGTGGATGACATGGATCAATTCAAGACTAATATTGATTTAAGATCTACTTTCGCATCAGCAATCGCTTCTGCCCTAGGCAGAGCAGTTGACCAAGAGATCATCGACGCTCTTGACGCAGGTAGTCCAACTACAACTGTGTCAGCAGGTTCAGGATTGACTAAAGAGAAATTTTTAGAGATCCACGAAGCGATGAACGCTCTTGACGTACCAACTGAAGGTAGAGCAGTGATCATCTCTCCACAAGCGTTAACTGACCTATTAACGGACAGCAACCTTGTGACAGCGGCTGACGGCCTTGTGTCAAACACGGCTCTAGCATCTGGATACATTCCAAATGTGTTCGGTTTCAACGTGATCATGTCAACTCTTTTAACTAAAAATTCAGTTCAAAGAGATTGTTACGCGATACACAGAGACAGTGTAGGTTTAGCACTTGCGGCTGACATCAACACTAGGATCGACTACGTTCCCGCTAAAGCATCGCACCTAATTTTAGGTACTATGTCAGGTGGTTCAACTGTGATCGACGCAGATGGTGTTGTAAAAGTGGAGGTTACAGAGTAATATCTGTTACCCCTCACAGGCACACACACGACAGGCCCTTCGGGGCCTGTCTTCTTTTATATCCACTAAATAACATTAAAGGATCCAACACAAATGGCTGAAACGCAAGTATCAATATCAAATCAATCACTGACCAAATGTGGTGCTGGCACCATATCAAGTTTCACGGATGGCACCAACGAGGCCAACGTCTGTTCAATCATGTACCAAACAGTCAAGAAAGGACTGTTGTACTACACGTTCTGGAACTTCGGCATGGAGAAACAGGCACTGAACAGATTGAATGAAACACCAACTGACAAGAAATTCCTATACGCACACAGCCTACCAGGCAACATCATCAGGATCAAGGGTTTCTTTGACACGGAGGGACTGTACCAGGAAGACTACAGCGTGGAGGGACAGAAAGTGTTCTCCAACCAACAGACCCTTTTCATAGAATACGTACAGAACATGGACGAGGACAACATGCCCCCGTTCTTCATAGAGGCACTGGTTGCCAAACTGGCACTGGAGATCAACGAGGCCATCACGGGCATAGGATCACTGACCACTAGGCTGGCCAATGACTACGAATCAAAACTGCGAGCGGCCAGGATAGCGGACGGTCAGGAGAACCCACCAACCAACATCATACCAGTGGGTAGATACGTTGAAGCACATCTAGGTAATGCTAGTGTCACCACAGGAAGATTGAGACACAGCAGGACTTAATGGATGACGATAAGACGTGTAACGCAGACAAACTTCACACAGGGACAGGTAGGACCATACCTATTCGGTAGGGGTGACACACCAATCTACGGGGCAGGGCTAGAGACCTGCGAGAACTGGCTGATACTGCCGCAGGGTGGATTACAGAAACGCAAGGGTTTCCAGTTCATTTCAGCGGATCCAGACAACACCAACACACCAGATGGTAGCACACCACTGACCACCACGGGCTTCCACGCACAGTCAAGACTGATACCTTTCAAGTTCTCTGACGGACAGGAGTACGTGCTGATATTTGAACCAGCGGATTCTGGACTGGGCACCACTGCCAAGATACACATCTACTACAACGACAGCAGGATCAAGGTGCTGACCAACGGGGTGGACGGCAACGTTTTCCCGATCACCACCAGCAACATCTCACAGATCAGATACGCACAGGCCTTTGACTACATGATCCTGGTACACTCAGACATCAGGCCCATGGAACTGATCAGGGGTGCCACCAACACGGACTGGACCTGTACCTACATAGATTTTGATCACGTGCCACAGGCCAACTTCAACTTCGATGCCACGCTGACACCAGCGTCCACATCAGGCAACAACACAAACTTCACGCTGGCCGGAGGCACATATCGTTGGGTCAATTCCTCTTATCCAAACGGACACGTGGGAATGAGACTGTTGGTCAACGGGGGCATGGCCGAAATAAAAAGCATTTCGTCAGACACAGTGGCAGTGTGCGAAGTGATCTACGATCTAGTGGACACGGAGACCGCGCAGGGACACGAATGGGAGATAGATGCTTTCTCAAACCTTTCAACATCATTGGGTGGGGGCTGGCCTAGGTCGGTCACGTTCCACCAGAACAGATTGATATTTGGTGGTAGCAGGGACAAACCACAGACCATATTTGGATCACAGTCAGCGGACTTTTTCAACTTCGACAACTACACCAGGGTCGTGGATGGATCAGGCAACGTCACTGGAGAGATCACGGATGACGCGGGCATCCAGTTCACCATAGCGTCAGACCAACTCAACATAATCAGGCACTTGGTGTCACAACAATCACTGTTCGTTTACACATCGGATGGAGAGTTTGACATGTCAGGAGAGCCTGTTACACCTTCCAACGTGCTTGTGAGACAACAGACCAGGTACGGTGTGGATGGCAACATCATGACACCCGTGGTGGTTGACAACGAGGTGCTGTTCGTGGCCAAGGGTGGCAAGCAGTTACGTGCTTTCGTTTACAACTTCAACACTGACGCGTACTCGGCCAAGAACTACTCACTGGTACACCATGACATCATACAGGATGCCACCAAACTGGCCTACCTGACCAACTACAACAACACCAACACCAACTACGTTTTCGTCGTCAACGGTGACGGGGACCTGTGTGTGCTGGGTGTCAACACAGAATTCTCGGTCGTGGGATGGATGAAATGGAACACAAATGGTAATTTCAAGGACCTGTGCGTAGTGGATGACAACCTGTACGCACTCACACAGAGATACGACAACGACGGATCAACACTGAACACTGGAGTTTTCCTAGAAAAACTGACCACGGAAGAGATATACCTAGACAGTTTCCACAGCACGACTGCCACAGGATCAAGTTTCACGGGGGCACAGGGACTGGAAGGACAGACGGTGAACGTGGTAGCGGACGGACTGATACACCCAGACGTCACTGTTGATGCGGCCGGTAATTTCACTTTGTCACGTACCAGCAGTAGCACACAGGTGGGATTCAACTACACAGCCACTGGCAAGACACTGCCACTGGTACTGAACATAGGTGGCACAACCAGTCTAGGAGAGAAAGTCAGGAAGGTTTTCGCGGAGATACAACTTTACGACACAAAAGCATTCAAGGTGGACAGCATCACCGTCCCTTTCAGGAACTTTGGTAGCACACTGCTCAACCAGAGCATCACAGGTTACACGGGACAGAAACGCATTAGGTTAAGCGGATACACGACAACACCACAGGTCACTTTCACGAATGACGCACCACTGCCGTCAACCCTTTTAAGTATCACTAGTGAAATCAAATTATCAACAGGAAGACTACAAGAAGAAGGTTAGGCAACCAGTCAGACACGATCTAAACTTTGAACACTACGAATACGTTATCAACAACTGTAGGAAGGTGGATGAATACGAAATCATGCTGATGGGCTACACCAAACCAAGACTGATCCGCAAGTTCGATGACCTCGAGGGGGGTGTCACGGGCACTTACCATGGAACACCTTTCCTGGCCGCGGGCACACACGTGCTGGCCAAGGAGTGTTGGTACTGGTTCATAGGCACACCGCTGGCCAATGATTTCTTCGTCAGGATATCAAAGGAGGCAGAGAGATTGATACGCGACAGCATGGAAAAACACCCAGACAAACGACATCTAGTACAGGTCTGGTCCAAGCACACACAGAGTGTGGCATGGCTAAATATGTTAAAATTTAAAAGGATTTCCAGTTACTACCAAGGTAGCGAGGAGATTTTCATAGTAGAGAGGAAAAGAAATTAACCTTATGTGTGCTCCAAAGAATGATCTAGCAAAATTAGCCATAATCGGTGCCGCGGCATATGCCACTGGTGGTATATCACTGGGATCCACAGCGGCAACCACTGCCAGGGAAGCGTACATCATAGCCAACTCTGGTGCCACAGCTACAGCATCAACAACATCAGTTTTAACAACATTATTGAACACTGCCAGGACTGCGTTGCCCATCATTGGTGCGGCTGGTAATGTGTACAGTGGTTACCTACAATCACAGATCTTGAAACAACAAGCAGGGGCAATTGGATACGAGATAGCGGCAGAAACAGATGCTTTTGCCATGAGGAAAGCAATCAAACGTAGGGAAATGATCAAAGCCATAGGCAAGCAAAATGCTTTGTATGGCATCACAGGAACCACGCTAGAAGGATCACCAGCAGATGTGTTATCTTTGACAGCGGCAAACTATCAGCAAGACATATTCACAGACGCTTGGAACACTTCAGGCAAGATACTAGGCAAAAAACAACAAGCAGATATTCTAAATCAAGAAGCAAACGCGGCAGTGGTCAGTGGATTTGTTAAAGCGGGCACATACCTGGGCACAAGGGGATTTGAAGATCTAATTACAAAAACAGTTACAACACCAAAAACAGTCAACACTAGGAAAAGTGTGTTAGACACTGGTGTACAAGTAGGAGACATGTAATGGCAAAAGCAATCAACATACCACAGTACGCTGGTGGCAACAACGTGCCTCAAGCCACATACAACGCACCCAGGGTTGGTGGACAGACCGCAGTCAACATAGTTGACGCTGTGACTGAAAAAATACAAAGAGTTGACCTAGAGCAAGCCGCTGTGCGTGCCAAAGCCAAGGGTCAACGAGCACAATCAGACAACAAGAATTACGTGGGCATGCCCAACGCTTTCAGTGTTACCGCACAGGCATTCAACGAGGGTGCCAATAGTGCGTTTATAATCAACAAGAGCAACGAAGCCGAGAGTGAGATAGATCAACTGTATGACCAACACAAACTGGACCCAGAAAAATTCCAGACACGTAGCGAGGAGTACAGGAACAAATGGTTAGGCACACTGCCTGAACAACTACAAGGAGATCTCAACAACGCTTTCACCAAAGTGGTCAATCAGCGACAACTACAGATACAGGCCAATGTGCGACAGGACACGTTTAGCAATGCTCTCAACACGCACATAGAAAACAGCGACAAGATTATTACCAACATAAGCACCAGTGTAAAAAATCAAGGATACACAGATTCGCTACAGGATTATTTTGCCGGACTCAATGCGATGTATGTCAACATAGCAGAAAAGTTCAACCTCTCTGGTGATGCCATGAGGAAGATAAAAGCAGGTCACAGGCAAAACATAATAGAAGCATTCATATACGCTGATTTCCAAAAAGTCAAGAATGATCCAGAAAAAATAAAAGCATTAAAAAAACAGATACAAAACGGAACATACACACTAGATGGCAATCCACTTGGTGGTGATGAGGAAGGTTTTGATTTCAGCATGGTCATCCCGGGTGGTGACGTGTTAAAAAACGTTGACGAGATCACAGCGTATTCGGCACAGTTAGATAAACTGGAAGAGGACGAGCGTAAGATATTTGCCAACAACAGGAGCATGGTCACTGACAAGATGAAGAATCTAGGACAGCGTGTGTCAAACGGTGAGGAAGGCATAGTGGTAGAAGACGGTACCATAAAATACAATCCACCACCTTTCCCAGAAAACGAATACAGGGAAAACTTTTTCACTGAACAAGAGATCAACGAGGCAAAGATTTCCTATGCCAGTGCCATAGAAGTTGGACTGTACAGGACGCAGGCCATCACCAGCAGTCTCACAAAGATATCGCAGATCAAGTCCGATCTACAATCAAAGATCAACGAACTAGATCCATCAGACAACGTTGATTCAAGGATGATCAAGACATACGTTGACGCACTAGAGGCAGTGGAACAGGAAGAGACGGCCAAGATAGAAGCATTCAAACCCGGCAACAATGCCACTGACTATTTCATCAAGAAATTTGGCAAAGAGGTTGATCTATCAAACAGTGAGGAAAGTCTCAACTTCATGCGTATGATATCACAGAATACCGGTGTGCCAGTCAGCAACATCGCGGTTTCAAAGACACAGGCCAACATAGAAATGACCGCACTTGACAGCAACATATTCAATGGCACGGATGACAGTTTTAAAAACACGGCAATGAATCTATACAGCAGGCAAGGCAAGTTGATGTCATCGTACGTCAGCACGTCACTGTCAAACCAGAAAGGCAACATCGATGGTTACAGCAAGATGACCTTGGTTGAACTAGCGGTCAGGGACGAGGACACCGCTGACTACAAGGTCCTATACAATGCCATAAAGGGTTTCCCAGAAAACAAGAACGTGGTTGGACAACGTACTGACATCACAGACAAGGATGTGACCAACAAGATCAACACAATAATCTCCAGCAGATATGCTAAAGGCATAGACCAAGACACCGACCTAGGCAAGGCCATGGTTGACACCATCAACAAGATAATGTATCAAACTTTGTCAAACACCAACAACAACCTGGCAGACGCTGAAGCAGTGGTAAACAATTTCATATCAAACAACTTCGTACAGATACAACACAACATGGGAGATGGATACACTTGGATGAGCAAAAACGTTGCGGACGGATTCTACATAGATCCCAAGACCAACAACGCTGTTAGTAGGCACACAACCATAACAAAGATCATCAACGACATCAGGAGCAGACCACACGCTCATGGTATAAAATTGAGTGATGGTACCAACTACGACGAGTTGGACCAGATATTCGACAAGAGCAAGATCGTACAACACAACGGACAACTGGTGCTCAAAGGTGACAACGACCTAGGCACAGTGGTAATATTCCAAAAACTACCAAGTGCCGCGGACAACTATTTCTATGGACAGTTCACTGTATCACCGGATCCATCTGAAGTGCCACACGAGGACGCGGAATTCACTTGGAACTACACACACGACAAACCCAACTGGTTTAAACAGTTCAATGCCACAAAGGGCACCACCACCAAAAAATCAGTGGCAGGTGATCCCAGGCAGTATGGTGACGGACAGACTGTGTTTGACGTTCCCATTCCAGACAGCATCGACGACTGGGGTGCCAAGTTTGCCGAGGTGGTACAGAAAGAATTATTCAGACCAATAACTGCCACGGACACCGGTGACATGTCAATATCTGGAGATAGGCTCCAGGTGTATGAGGACAGTTTCAGTGCCCTGTTGTTTAATGACAACACAAACGAGAAATTGATCGCGGACGGCATTAGTCTAGCACTCAACAAGGGCAAACTGGATGACAATGCCCTACAATGGCTAGGCAACAAGAGCAATTACCTATCAGCGTTGAAAGACGAGGGTGTTAGGGAATACGTCAACAAGGTATGGAACAGAGAGTGGGACACCCTATCATCGAGGACAACCATGAACGACGTTCCCGTGATAATGAGCAAATTACAAGTGCTGACTGACATAGTCAGGCAAGCACCTAGCACAGTTTACAAAAGCCAGCAAGAATACAATGCGATGACCGGAGGGGCATAATGGCCAATCTACAACCAGTCAAACCAATACTAGTTGACACCCCGGGTGAAGCACAATCTATACAGAAAGGTTTTGTTGACAACCTATGGTTAGGGGTACGTAAGGGTTTCAGGGAGAACACAATAGGACTGCTGTCAGACATGTCAGCACTACAGAATGCCAAGTTCCAATCCACATCTGGTATACCCAAAGAGGAATGGAATCCCAACCATCCCATGTACGTGGAGGGACTGGAATGGTTTGAAGGGCTCAACTATGACATAATACGTAGGGCACATGACAGCGTTGAGTTGGCACGAGAGATGGACCTAGCACGTAGGAACAGCACCAACGGCAGTTATTCGGGACAGTTCATAGGCATGTTTGGAGGGGCCATACTGGACCCAATAAATCTAATACCATTACCAGCCGCAAAATTTGCCAGCACTTTCCTGGGCAAGGCCGCGACGGTGGGTGCCTTGAACGCAGGCATAGAGACAGCGTTGTATCCCGTGATCAAAGACGCATACAGGGTAAGGGGACAGAAATACGGTTTCGAGGAAGCAGTCACGGGTGCCGCATTCGCTTTTGCGGGTGGCAGTCTGTTGTACGGTGGTTTTGCGGGTCTGTCTAGGGGCATGAGGGCCATGAACTTTGGACCGCAGTCTGGTGACATAGCCAGTGCCCACATCAGGAGACAGAGACAACAGGCCAGTGATTTTACGCTGGATCAGACTACCAGTGATTTGATCAACAGGAACAAACTGGACATCAGGGAGAACGCAGAAGAAAACATCAGAGACATGAGTTTCACGGCCAAGGACGTGGACAGTTTCTACATAGACACTACCGGACGTGTGTTCAGGGAACTGGAAGAAGGGGCCAACATCACCACTACTAGAGATTTTGTAGAACTGCGTGTTGACCAGACGGGCAGGAAAGTGTTGAGGGGTCCTACGGAAGCACTGCTGAAAGTGGCACAGAACATACAGTCTAGGAGCCTAGATGATGTTAATTTCAGGTTAGAGGACACACAAACCAAAAAAACTATAGAGGGTGACAAACAGGCAGTCGCGGAGTTTGTGAGGCAGGAATCAAAACTGATCAACAACAAGATCACTTCGACAGGCATAGACGGCATAGACCGTGTGTTTGGCATAGAAAAATTCAAACCAGAACTGGACAACCTTAACAAGGTGTACATAACCAGGGATGCCAAGTACGAGATACAACCAGACCGTGAGAAAGGCATAGACCTAGAAAATGATGTGGGAGACATTTTCAGGATAGAGAACGGACAGAGGACCAAGATAACGGACCTGGACAACAGGAAAGCAGTGATCGAGGAACTGCGTAACAGATTGAAAGATGAGCGTGGAGTCAACGTCAAGGAGGATGTTGGCAAGGAACGTGTCGCGGATGAATTCAACGATCAGAATCTACAACCCAACAAGACCGCTGTGAACACAGAAACACAAAAAAGGATGAACAAGGTCGAGGAGAAGGGTGAGTTGGACGCACAGAGACCAGACGAGGACATAGGAGCATTTGACAATGCCACCACGACCAGACAGACATACCTGGCCAAATTGAGAAGGAACATGACACAGGATCAACTGAAAAACTTTGGTTTGGAGATCACAGCAGATGATCTAGTGGACGTCGGTGACATAGACCCGCGTCTGTTGAACACGGGCATACAGAAATCAGATCTGTTGGCCATGAAGAACAGGATCAAGAAAGCACACGATGATCTAAAACAAAAAGAGATTGAAGAACAAGAAAAACGTTCTTACATGATCTGTAGGACAGGAGGATAAAGATGACAGCAGAGAGTTGTTGGAACATAGTAAAAAGTAAACTAGCAGGCACGGGACGTATACTGGATGACAACGTAAGACAGAGATTTGAGAAAGAATACACCGAACTACAGGTTGATCTAAACACACAGGGCAAAGACCTCGAGAGCATAGACCCGATCACAAACGAATCATACCTTGACACATTCCTGGCCAGGATCAACAAAGCAGTCAATGAGAAACTACACGACGATGCCTTGGGATTGGTTGACAGCGAACAGAAAACACTGAAATGGTTAGACGACGTGGTCAAAGATGTTGAGACCTTGAAACAGGTGTATCCTAAACAATCAGAGAACGAATTATATCGTAACGTGGTAGTTGGTAAAATATTCAACACGAATTACACGTACGGCAAGCAACCATTGGAACTGCTGATGAGGAATGAATCACAGATAATAGATGGTAATTTCCGTAGGGACGTACAAGACATACTGGGTGGAGAAGACACCAACGCACTGTTCAAATACATGGACAACCAGGAAAACAGTGATAACTTCATAAGGGAATACATCAACCAGATCGACAACTTTGACACCAACAGGGTAAAACCAGCGGTCACTGGAGACACAGTGGCTAGAGACATAGCTAGGAGTTTTATATTCCACAGCAGTCACGTGCCAGGCACCAAGATGACCTTGGCCATGTTGAAACCATTCAGGGTGACGCGTAATCGTATACAAGTGAGATGGGAAAAATCCAAAGTTGAAAAATTCACAGAACAAGAATTCGTAGACGCGGTGGCACCTAGGATCAGCAAACAGATCGGAGACGTCAACAGTCGCAGGGATTTGGCCCGAGACATACATCAACTGATTGTCAAGGAAGGCAAAGGGTGGAGAGACGTTGACGACCTCGTCAAGAACTACTTCCCAGACAACCAAGGACAGGCCAGACTCAAATTCAATAACGGTGATGACCTGTTGTTCCTATCTAGGGAATTCAGTTACGATCAGAATGCTTTACAGATGATGCTGGGACAGATCACGGAAACCGGAAGGACCGTGGCACTGGCAAAAACATTTGGTGACAATCCAAAATCCGCATTCAATCTCATCGAACAGGCCATACGTACCAAGTCGGGAGATAAACACGGTCTTATAACCAGGGCCGCAATCAATTACATGGATCAGTCGATCAATCCGCACATAGTTGAAAGTGCGGGCAAGTTGGCAAGGACCTTGAGTTCAGTGCGTGCCGTTGAGGCAGGTGCTAGGTTGGGTAGTGCTGTGATAACCAGTATAATGGACGTTGCTACAATACTATGGAGTGGACGTAACGTGTTCAATCTGCCTTTGGGAGAATTATTAAAAACAGTGTTCAGGGTACAGAACTTTACAGGCAATGCTAGGAATACCAGGAACTACAATCTGATGGTACACGACTTCAGCCAAGCGTGGTTGAACAACGCGGGTGAAAGGTTTGGCTTGGTGGATAATTTTGGTAACATGAGCAAATGGGAGAGGGGCACCAGTGCTTATGCCAAAGCAATATTCAAATATAGTGGATTGAACTGGTGGACGGAAAGCCTACAGAAAGCAGTTGGAGGCATGTACCAGGGGTACATGGGCAGACTGATTAAATCAAACACACAATGGGATGATCTTACACCTCAATTCAGGTCGCAGTTTGAAAAATTTGGAATATTCAAAAAAGATTGGGATGACCTATTACAGAGACAACCGTTGGATTCTGACGGGGGCCTAGACATATACGCTTTGAGGGAAAGCATAGACACACCATTGAGCGTTGAGGCCAGCATACAATCTAGATTGTTGAGTGTGGTCAGGGATGCCGTTGACACCATGGTGATCAAACCATCGGAGTTTGACAAGGCCGCGGGTAGATTCTTCCTAGACACGGACACGGGTCCAGCGGGTGGATTCCTAAAACTTATGACACAGTTCAAGACGCACCCTATAACTTACCAAAGGAAAGTGCTTGCCAGGAGATTCATGAGGGCACAGGCAGTCAAGAACGGGGAAGGTGAAATAGTCAATGCCCTAGACGAGATAGACAACATCTGGCCCATAGTCAGCCTGATTGGCACTTTCACTATGATGGGTGCCGTTGTCACACAGTTAAAAGAAGCCACTGCGGGACGTCAGATAATCACTGATCCGGGTGAACTGGTAGCGAGATCACTGACAGTGTCTGGTGTTGGTGGACTGGCTGGTGATTTTGCCATGATGGCCGCTACACCTTTCATCAGACAGATGTCACAGGAGAAAGTGGTTAGGACCATGAACGATGACCAAGTGTTGAGACAGATAGTTGGACCGGTGATAAGTGACGCAATAACCTACATGAACAATTTTTCAGACACCGCGGTGGGAGGTCTAGTATGGGCCAAGGACATAGATGACGGTGAGATGTTCAAGAGGACTGCCAGCAGGTTTTCCAAAGAAGTGGGCAGTCTTGCTCCATTCCAGAGTCTATGGTACACCAGGGCCTTATACAGGATGTTGATGTATGATTACATGACAGAGATTTTAGATTACAGGAAACACACAAGGGACCAACGTAGATTGACCAGGGAGGCACAGGAGACCAGACTCAACGGTCAACCAAACAACGAGGTTTATAACTGGATGTATAAGCAGATTAGGTAAAACCACTAAATATGTAGGAGAAAAAAATTAATGACAACATCAGCGACAACACCAAGATTAAGTTACGTAGCAGACGGTTCTACGGTTCAATACACATTCAATTTCGAGATAGCGGATTCTTCTAGCATAG